AGATGTAATCCAGGTAGGGATGTTGTTACCGGTCACTGTGAGACTGAATGTACGGTCAGCAATTCTTGGTGGAAGAGTTTGTGTTGATGCCCGTACTGTGAATCTACTGGTGGTGTTTTCATTAACAGCTATAGGAATTCCTGTAATGCGTCCATTACTTAAAAACTGAATTCCATCAGGGAGGAATCCTGCAATAACACGATATTCCACAGTGCTAGAATCTGGATCTGTGGCCACTACAGTATTGACGTAGGTCTGTGATTCTGGGATTACTCCCAAGCTTCCAGTTGGTGTTTGCCAAATTGGTTGGGCCATGTTATGCTCTCACCAAAATTTATACAAAATCCACCCAGGCACCGTTTTGATACCCTTGAAACTTGTTGCTGGTAGAATTGTATACCATGTCACCATTGACTGGTGTTAAGTTGGCTATTTGGGTGCTGGTCAACCCGGGTAGCCTGAATACCCCGCCATCAAACACACTCACAGTATCGTATAATTCTGTAAAATTGTCGTTTGTTTTGGTAAATGCTGTGCGTAGCGGATCGCCTGTGCCGTCATCGGCAACATCCCCAGTGTTGATTATTTGCTGTGCCATAGAATAAGTCCTAGTGGTGTATTTACCAAACTCAAGCTGGCATGCTTGAATCAACTTACGGCAACAGGTTTAAAGACGTTCGTTGCAAACGTCCCAGTTGATGATTTTCCACATGTTAGTGAGATAGCCCTGCTTGTCCCACTGATAATCGCTCCAGGCATGCTCCCACCAGTCAATTATCATGCAAATGTCAGTGCGAACTGCATGGTTGGCAATGGTCTTGATTTCCCCACCGGTGCTCAAATAAACCCAACCAGATCCTTGAACTTTCATAGCAGTTTCAGCAAACTGCTCTTTGAAATCTTCCCAGGTTTTGAAGTGCTCTTCGATCAGCGCGAGTACAGCACCACGGGGGCGATTTGCGGCTTTAGGAGCCCTAAGCTGAGGGAAGAACTTATTGTGTAAAAAACTGCCAGCACGATTAAAATCCGCATTACCTTCTCCTCGGTTATAGCGTTGAGCATAGCCCTTGGCCAAGTGCTCATAATGATAAATGATGTTGTTTTTGCTCAGTACAGGGTCAAGGTCTTTTTCGCTGTAGGGCAAAGGAGTGGTTTCCAGTTTTGCTGGGCGTGTAGTTGCTTCTAAGAGATCAAGGGTTTCTCGGATTTCCATACCAGTATTTATTTGCGACGGGTAATACGACCCCGAGACAGATCATAAGGTGAAAATTCCATTTCTACTCGATCGCCCATGAGTATTTTGATGTTGTTCATTCGCATGCGACCGGAAATAACCCCAATAACGGGCTTTTCCATACCGTCAACTATCACGCGGAACATAGCGTTGGGTAGAACTTCTTCTACCGTGCCTTCTAAACTAAGAGTCTCTTCTTTTGCCATTGACGTTTACTTATCCCAACTCCAGACTTATGCGTTTGATTCTATCATACCTAAAACTGCGCCATGCTTCAGCTTCAGTGTCCCAAACTTTACAAACATCGTTGTTTTCTTTGATGGTCTTGATTTCTTTAACTTCTGCCACTGTCACGGCTGCTGTTGCCGCTGGAATGTAAGTGTAATCTAGAGTGGCCCGCATGGTTCGCAAGGTGCCATCACTTTTTACAAACTCAACAGAAGTGATGCCAGTGCGTAGCACATCTTTGATCCACTTGCGAAATGTTTCTTTTTCTTGGTCTGTGCTTTCTTGATACACAGTGCCCGGGCGACCTTGTAGCAGTCGCATGGTTTCTTGTTTTTCCCAATCCATATATTGTTTCCAGTTTGTTATTGATCAGCCACGGCGCATCTTGGAAATTTCCACAGCGTCTTCGGCACGAAACACAGGTACGGCATTGCTCTTGTGCATGGTAGCAATACCTAGCACTTTGTCGCCAGTGTAGACCTTGTGTACCGGAGCAGTTGAACCGCCGGGTGTGACACGGCTGGGCAGGCTGGTGGTGGTAGAGCGGCCTACTGGTGTGCTGAGTTTGTAGGTCAAGGGCTCGGCGGCCAAGGCACGTTGGCGCTTTTTAGCATCGGCGTCAACTTCCCACTTCTTTTGCAGTTCTTTCCACGAGGCGTCAAGTTCGCGGGCCTTGCGAGCCTCTTCAGCATTGCGGAACTTGACCTTGCCTTTGCGTTTGCCGCTAAGGCTGAGACTGGGGTGGTGTAAGTGCATGGTCATGATGCTAGTTTCTCCCAAACAAGTTCGTCGTCACGGACATTGGCCACAGGTTGTATCCAACCTTTGGCAAGACAGTAGTTAACCATGTCGCGGTACTGAGCCGGACATTGTTCAAGTACCACAACCTCAGCACGTGGCACGAGCTTGACGCCGTCGACAATGCTGAAGCCAGGCTGGCCGCGGAACAGTCGAGTCGTAGTTGATTTGTGAATTTTGTAATTCATATCAGTATTATAGCAAATACCGAATTATTGGTCAATCTTGAAACAGGCGCAGGAGTTCTTGCGCCAGGGCATTGTTGCCCAAAACAGGGCTGAGATTAGCATGCTCTTCTCGGTAACGATTGTAGAGCTTCATCTTTTTTTCGGCTTTTGACGCACTTGCATTACTCAGTCGATCTGCTGACTTGACAAAATCAGCACCGGGGGTGTGAGCAATTTTTTCAATAGCGTTGGCCATTTTCTCAGCACGATTCGCACCAATGCCAGTTACTGCCCAAACCATTGCGGCCACGTTATCACCAAATTGTTGTTGAATGTCGCCGTAAGTGACATCGGTGTCTTCAACTGTATCGTGCAAGTAAGCGGCGCAGATGATTTCAGGGTCATTTGTGATTTGCTTGACTCTGCGAACCACGTCCTCGATGTGGGCCATGTAAGGTTGGTTGCCATACTTTTGATCAGCATGGGCCACCCCTGCCAGAATACGAGCACGATCAATCATGCTGTTGGCAATAGTTTGGTTCACAGATTCCAGGACTTCTTTGCTTTTCATACTGTAATTATACTCGATCTTGAATATTCAGTCAAGTACTACTTTAGTATTACTTAAACAGTATCAGGGCCATTAACACAGCCTGCACCATGAATCCAGCACCAACTGTGATGATGTTCAGTATGTCTTTGAGCACAATAGCACGGAAGAACAGCAATGCTAAACCAGCCCAAAGAAATCCCACAATGTCCAGGCTAGGTGTACGATCGCTTAGACCGGTCATCAAAGCCAACAGGGTGGGCACAAGAGCACAGTTGAATAGGATTATGGCTAACCAACCCAAGGTCTCTGCACTAATATGTGCAAGGTAATTCTTGAAGAAGTTGCGAATGGGGGTGATAAATGTTTGCAAGGTCATGTGCGCTCTCCATAGAAAATATGACGACCAATTTTTTCAAGTTTGGGTTTGTTCCAGCCAGGCTTCACATAGTCAGCGTGGTAGTAGTAGGCCTCACGCAGGCTAGGCAAACGGAATCCTTCAAACAACACACGCTTGGCCACTTCTTCACACTCTTTGTAGAGCGGTGTGTAAACAGCTTTGATGCGATGGTTGGGCTCGCAGTACCAACTGAACTGACAGATCACCTTTTGGTAAACCACATTCTTTTGGTATACAACTCCGCAAATGGAGTCAGCCCACTTGCCAGCTTCCACTCGGTTCAAGGTAACCTGAGCCACGGCCACTTTGCCTTCAAAAGGCTCTTTGGCAGCTTCCCAATAGATGTTCTTGGTCAAGCATTCCAGCTGACGCATCTTGTCATCAATGTTGGTAACGCCCACAGGAAGGTTTTCCTTTTGCCAACGAAGGTGCTCCAGTTTGCCCACGCAAACAGTGAACACAGCAAATAGAATAAGCCAAAGTCCAAAAACTTTGAAAGCATGACCTATGTACTGTGCTAGGTTTTTCTTTTGGATTTCTTTCATGGTAGTTTTACTTACTGAATTGATCGCAGAACCAGCAGTTAACTGGGCCAAAAGGTACGATTTTATCGTAATGTGTGTATATTATAACACATTGTCGGGCATCTTGCAAACCGGAATGGGTAGCATCTTGTGAAGATTTCTAGCGCGAATTGCTCGATACTTCTTGAGATTGTCTTTTTCTTTTTTGTTATCTACGCCAGAGTTTGTTTCTGCTTGTGTCATGGCCAGTTCCAATTCTGGATAGGTCATGCCCAGTTGCCCTTCGTCAGTGCGTCCGTCGTCCCAGAGTCCGTCGGTGGGTTCGGCGTCAATGATCTCTTGCTCTAGCCCAAGCTCGCGGCCCATGTCCCAAACAGCAGTTTTCATGCAGTCGCCAATGGGACTGATGTCTACGCCACCATCGCCGTACTTGGTAAAAAAGCCCACTCCAAAGTCTTCTACTTTGTTGCCTGTGCCCACAACAATACCGCCATGGCATTGTGCAATTTGGTACAAGGTCATCATACGTAAACGGGCACGTGAGTTAGCACTGGCCAACTTGTATGTGTCGTAGGTGTCATCGTCCTGGTCGCAGAAAGCACCCACTTTCTTTTCAAACGCACCAAACACCGAAGTTAGGTCTACACTTATGTGTGTAACAGTTTCTGGATGACGGGCTAGCAACCAAGTGGCTTGCATTGAACTGCGATTGTCCAGTTTTTTGTTCTGACGAATAGGCATTTGAACCACAATGGTCTTCAAGCCAGTTCTAGCACACAGCGCACTCACCACGCTGGAATCAATACCCCCTGAAATCCCCACCACAAAAGTGGAGATTTTGGCACTCCTTGCATAGGCCTTCAACCACTTGACAATGTGGTTGATGCGTTGCTTGGGGGTCA